GCCGTAGACGGCGAGCGGCTCATGGATTTCAACCTCGACGAGTGGCGCCAGGAAAACCGGCGCCGGTTCACCGTGATGCAATATTGCCCGACCGAGGACGAGGCCGAGGCGTTCAAAGATCCGGCGCGCTTTAGTGCGGCGCAGGATGCCAACAGGTTGGCGGGCCCATATGAGCCGGTCGATACGTTCGACACGCTCGCCGATGCGCAGTCGTGCGCGGGCGAGCTTGCATCGGGCGGCGCAATCGGCGTGTGGATCGATGTCCTCAAGCCCATCGGCGACGAATGGTTCGCCGACTATCACATTTAAACCCACAAAGGCGAGCACGATGAACCGCATACAGACGAGCTCTATCGGTGTCGAGTACCTCGACCTCGAGGACCACGAGCACCCGCACTATAAGGGCGCGGGAGACGCCATAGCGTACTTCACGGCCGACGATACTATCGAGCGCGTGCAGTACATCCACGACATACCGGAGGACGGCGCCAGGGCCGCCTGCGACGAGGCCCTGGCGCACGGCAACGCGTGGCTGGGGATGATGTCCAGCTACCAATTCACCGAGCCCAGGCGGCTCGATGGCGACAACCTCGCCGGGTTCGCACGCATCGCGCGCCTGGTCCATGAAAATTGGAACTGGGAGGACGAGGTATGACCGACCGCATCACAATCGAGGTTTACCCTGATTATATCGACACAATTATTGCCGCGCTTGAACAAAAGGCTGAATGGCACGCCAGGCAAAACGACGAAGACCAGGGCGACCATGTGATCGTGCATTGGATCAACCAAATTATCGTCGACATTCAAGACCAGACCGAGGGGGACGAGTGATGGACACGGAGAAAGCATGGCGTCGCGGCCGCGACGCCGGTTTGTTGGCGCTCGACAAGCTCGGCGAGATCTTCGACGGCGACCTCGAGCATTTCGCGCCAACGGCGTATACCGGGTTACTTGTGACGGTGATGGCCTGCGTCTACGCGCACGCGCCGCACCCGGAAGCTGCCGACGAACTGATCGCGACCGCCCGGAAATGGGCCGAGGAGGCGGTCGATGACGGATCAACCAATCCATAGATCAACATTGCGAAAATTTTGGTTTCATAATTCCAAAAACAAAACCAAACGAAACGCGAAACCGATCCTAAAAATACGGGAGCAACATAGTGTCAATTCATACAGGTAAATATGTGCCTTATCTGCGCGTCTCGACCGACGCCCAGGGCGCCGACGGGTACGGCATCGAGGCGCAGCGCGAGGCAATCAACCGTCACCTCAATGGGGGCGATTGGGAATTGCTCGAGGAATTTGTCGAAGTTGAGTCCGGCAAGAAGACCATGCGCAAGCGGCCGGTGCTCAACAAGGCGATAGCCTACGCGCTCGCTCACGACGCGACAGTGATCGTGGCCAAGATCGACCGCATGACGCGGAGCGTCGGTATCTTGCACGATATCTTAAGGTCCGGCGTGCGCATTATCTTTTGCGACGTTCCCGACATGGGGAACCCCAGCACCAATCGCCTGATCCTAAACGTGATGGCAACCATTGCCGAGTTCGAGGGCGCGCGGATCTCGGAGCGCACCAAGGAGGGCCTCGGCGTCGCAAAGTCCAAGGGCAAGGTGCTCGGATCCCCGAACCCACAAGCGGGAGCCGCAGCGGCAAACCGGAAGCGCATGACAGCGGCCGACGAGCACGCGCTCGAGGTCGGCCCCAGGATCAAGAAGGCGCGCAAGGCGGGCGCAACAAGCTACCGCGAGATCGCCGAGGCGCTCGGCAACCTGGGTATGCAGACATCGCGCGGCGGGTTCAATTGGCAACCGACCAGCGTGCGCAATACCGAGAAGCGGTACGACGAATTGACGGAAGGGGGTGAGGACAATGGCTAAAGAAAACCTAAAGGAAAAAGCGCGACGGGTCGCCGCACGGCTGGCGCGATCCCGAAAAATTTGGGACATGGCAGGCGCCCGGTTCGTCCGAAATGTTGACGCCTATTTGTGGCGAAATCGGTTTCAACTGATGGCCGTCAGTGCGCGGGGGATCATGGCAACAAATACCGTGCCAGAGGTTGTTGGACCAAATTTGGAGAAATGGCGACAGATGTCGCCGCAATTTGGAAATGTCATTCGGACGGTTTTAGACCATTCCATTGCACAGCGTCGACCATTCACCGTTTCGGAGATCGAGGTCGCTTTGCCAGGCAATTTTTCTCTGTCGCGCAAGTCCTTGCAAAACATCATCAAGCGCGGAGTTGAGTTGGAATTGCTCATTCCAGGGTGTAACAGCACTTACGAAGTCACGGAACTGCTGGTCGATGAGTTTTTCGCCCGGACGGTCTACCGCGACCTTCAGCCTGACCTTATTGCTTGGGCTCGACAAATTGTGATGATTGCCGACATGCGCGAGGTTGCAAACTGGACGGCCGAGCTCGAAAAGCGGGGATCAATTCACGATTCCGGTAGAAGAACTCTCGTCGAGGAGATCGACAACGGTATCTTTGACGACGAGATCGGATTTGACCGAGCCGAGGACGATTAGCGTTGGTAAATTTTGCCAGCGAGTTGGTAAATTTTGCCAGCGAGTTGGTAAATTTTGCCAGCCGATTGGTAATTTTTACCAGCGAGTTGGTAAAAGTTACGCGAGTCAAATGACTCAGTAAAATCTATACTGTGACGATGACCAAGCAACGACCCTTGCACACCTGGCCTCGAGGACTGCGCCGCGAAGATGCGGCCAGCTACCTCGGCATTTCGGCGTCGACCTTCGACCAAATGGTCGCCGAGCGTCGCATGCCGGAGCCGCGCCAGGCGAGTAGGGGGCGTGTCGTTTGGGATCGTCACGAATTGGACGGTGCGTTCGACCGCTTACCGAAACGCGGAGAGAGCACCGGCAACCCGTGGGATCGTATCTTATGACAAATATTAAAATCGAATATCTGAACGTCTTCAAAGATCGGCACGGAAAGACACGCGCATACGCAAGGTTCAATCGCAAGGTTAAGCCGATAGCAATCAAGGCGCGGCCGGTCGGCTCCGCTGCATTTATGGTTGAGTTCGAGGCAGCTATTAAATTGCAAATGCAAATGGAGCACGAGCGTTTGCTCAATAAGCTGGCCGACCCAGCTATGGCAGAATTTGCGCGGCACGTTTTAGACGATCCAAGAAAGCGCGCAACAACTATCGCGTGGCTTTACGAACGCTACAAGGATAGCACGGAGTGGGCAAACTTAGCGCCCGCAACGCGCAAGTCAAAGGCAAATCGTTTCGAGGAATGGCTTGCGCCATACGGCGATTTACCTTGGCGCGATCTAACGAGCGTGCACGTTGCCGCGATACGTGATGAGAAGCGCGACACTGCGCCAACAATGGGCACTCGCCGCGTCAAAGACATAAGCGCGTTATACAAATGGGCGGGCAAAGTCTCAGTCGGCCTGGCAGTGCACATGAAGAATCCAGCGGACGGTGTTGAGGATCTCCCGAATACAAAGATCAACGACGATGGATCAACCGGGCATAAGCCCTGGACGCCGGAGCTCATCGACCAATTTCTCGGTGTGTACAGGCTCGGTACGATGCAGCATTTAGCTATGCGCATATTCGAGTTTACCGGCGCGCGTGTTAGCGACGCGTATCTCATGGGTCCTCATACGGAATATGAGCCAGGTCAGTTGCGATGGGTTGAGACAAAGAACGCTGGAAAAGTAGACAAGAAAACTGGCAAGACTTTAAGCCCGACCGTTACCACGACAGTATTGTTGCCGCGATTACGTGAAGCAATTGAAGCGACGCGAGAAAACGCAACAGTAATTAGTCTCGATACTTGGTTGCTGTCGTCTAGGGGCCAGCCATTCAAGAGCGCAAAATCATTTAGCACATGGTTCGTTAAGCACGCCCAACGCGCTGGCATACCGGAAGGCTACACGCCGCACGGCGTACGGAAAGCGGACGCGATCCGATGCGCGGAAGGAGGCGCCACGGCTAAGCAACTGATGGCGCTATTTGGATGGTCAAAAATGGCTACAGCCGAGGAGTATGTACGCATGGCAAGCCAGCCTAAACTTGCGCGCGAAGCGGCTAAGCACTTGCAAAAATGACAAACCTTATTTATGGCAATTGACAAACCGAGGCTAACATATTGACGGGAAAGTAGAATATAGGGGTGGTGGAGGTCCGGGCCGGACTTCATAAACACAATGAAACCAGAGGCTTAGCCTAAAGGTTGTCACTTATCCATCTCTATATTTAGTGAATTTTCCCGTCTACTGACAAACCAGGAGGCGGAACATGAGAGACTTTTTCATCTTGGTCGGCGAGTTCGTCGGCTTCTTCAGCGTCATGTTTATGTTCTACGTTTATTTCGTGGCGTTCGCAGTATGAGTGCCGCGCAAAAAAAGTACATCGGCAAGATCACCAGCGACCTAATGCTATCTTGCTCGAGGCTCCCGGCCCTTATGGGCCTGAGCCAGTATGAGACGCCGAGCGATCTGCTTCGCAGCGTGACCGACGCCCATGCGGCCGGTGACAATTACAAGCGCAACGATACCGTGCCAAGCGAGGCCGCAGCCTGGGGCAACCAGACCGAGGGCATGATCCTGGCGGAAGGCTGCCGCCGCCTCGGGCTCCGCGATCCGGAGCTCGAGATTACCGAGCCGGTGATCCATGACACGATCCCATTGCAAGGATCGCTCGACGGCCAAGCGGACGGGGCAGGGCTCACGTTTACGACGGACCCCGACGCGGGCATCTATGTCATCGGCCAGGACGAGATCACGCTCGAGGGAACGGGCGTGCTCGAGGCCAAGAACACGAGCCACTATCCCGAGAGCGAGCCCGCCGCGACACGGGGCCCGATCCAATGCGCGGGCCTAATGATGTGCACCGGATACAAATGGGCGGCGATCTTTGTACTGTATCGAGGCACCGAGTTGCGCTGTTTCCTGTACGCGCCGGATCCCGCAACCATTGCGAAGATCGAGGCCGACGCCATCGAGTTCGAGTCACGCGTCGAGACGTTCCGGCGCGAGGGTGTCGTCGATTGGTATCCGGCGTTTTCTGCCAACGATGCCGCGACGATGTACGCGCGCAGCGAACCCGAGCAAGTGATCGATTTCGACGAGGACGTTAGCGACAAAGTGCTCGAGCTCATCGATGCGCAGCGCGCGAAGCAAGCCGTGACGGAACTGATCTCAAAGCTCCAGGGCGAGATCATGGACGTAATGGGCAACCATGAGAACGCGGTGGCATACGAAGATGGTCGCGCCGTTGCGACGGTGCGGTGGGGCATGACCGGCGTGCGTAACTACAAGGCGAAAGCCGCGTACCGCACGGAGCCGAGCCGGTCGACGTCGCTTAGCGTGAAGGAGATCATCGAATGAAGATCACGAAACGGCAGCGCGAATACCTGGACGCCATAAGCGAGTTCGTTGCGGCCAACGGGTACAACCCGACTCAAACGGATCTTGCCAGGCACTTGGGCGTGCACCGCAACACGGTCTATGAAACCGTCCGGAACATGCGCCGCGAGGGCATTCTCACGGATCGTCCGGGGTCGCGGGGGATTGAGCTTCCCGATGCCTTACCAGGTGCACCTCGCGCGTCTCTGGGTTGACGTAGCATATCCGCACACCGAGGCGCCGCTGGTGGACGGTTAAAACGCGCGAAATCCGCGTTGCCGGTTCGCTGCGAAATGCGTCGGCCTTTATATCAAGCAACAAGATCTCGGGCGGCGTTGCCTTTACGCAGATCAGATCCACAGGTCCGATACCGAACCAGGGATGGAAAACGTAGAAACCAAGGTTAAAGAAATGCTCGGTTGCTATCGCTTCGCACAGCGCGCCGACGCGTCGCCCGGCCGCCATGTTGCCGTTTGAATTTTTACCGGGCGGCGTCATCGAGCCGCTTATTGAGCTCGTGAATCTGATATGTTTGCGACGCGTTCGTCACCGCGCCAAGGATTGCCATTTGAATGCATCCAGAGCACAGCGCGACGGTCGCCAGTATGACGGCGACGCGAATCACTTCTTGATATTCTTTGCAATCTTCTCGCCGGATCTTCCTACCACATAACCGCCGACGCCGATCATCAGCAAGTTCCACAGTTCCTCCGGCAGCGGTATCGACAGCGGCACCTGGTCGCCCGCGAACATGCGCACGGCGAGCTCGACCAATGGGGCTAGTAGGTAGTTCCATGTAACGATTGCGGTTATCGATAACATAAGGATGGGCCGCCAAGTCGCGGTGATCTTGTGCTCGCTTTGCGCCTCGGCCTTGATGACGCTCGCGGCCGCTTGCTCGATGGCCGCGCCGTTTTGCATGATGGCCATGTTGAGCTCGCGCTCGATCTCCATGCGTTTGTCTTTGTCCTCGGGCAAGATCCGCTTGACGACATCGCCGACCAGCGGGCCAAGGACAGGTAGCAGTGCAGCAATCATATCAATAACTCCAGACGGTCGGGCGTGGATAGTTTCCAGGCTCAAGGGCGTCGAGATGTATGAACCTCGAGGCTGGCGCCCCACGCTGCGCGATCCCGACCCCTGTAATAGCCGGATCCGCCAGGGCAATGCGCAAAAGCCTATGGGCGTCCTCCCCCATCACGGCGACATCCGCCGCCTTCCCGGTGACATGCGGGCCACGCAACCCGGTCGAGCTCACGTTGCTATTGTGCAACGCGCACCGATACCCGGAGGTGATCGGCATTGCCTTGCCGAACTCGGTGCGGATTCGCTGTAGCGCCGCGACGAAATCTATGTCCATCTCGGACTTGTCGCAGCAAGCGCATGCGAACTCGCCGCGTGTAAAGTTCTCGAAGGTCCAGGTCATTCTATCGGTCCGTGCCGTCCGTTATGGATGTGAATTAGTTTGTCGACATCGCGGCGTAGGTGCTCGAGCTCGGCCTGGTGGCGCTCGAGGCCACGGTGCAATCGCTCGCGTTCGCTTGGCGAGTTCATGCCCGCGATTACGTCGAGGCGTTGCCCCACGAGGTCAGTGCTCGTGTCGTTTTTATCGAGGCGCGTATCAAGCGCGCTGAGCTTCTTGATTGCTTCCTTGAGATCCGACTCAAGGTCGCCCAGGCGCGTCTTCACGACCACGAAGCTCGAGACGACTGAGACGAGCATACCACCCATCGTTATCAAGAGGCGTGCATCAAGCTCCATCGAGCGCATCACCGACGAGAATGGCGCACACGTATTTGTGCTTGGGGTAGATTGCGACCACGGCAAAGTTCTCGTGGCTCTCCCAATATTCGACGAGAGGTTGATTCGGATCGATCTTCATTTCCATAACGCCTCGCGCTACGGGTTTCATGCCGCTTGCGATCAGCGCGTCGATGAGGCCCGAGCCCGACCAGCACGGGTACATGGCGTTGCGTGTTACTTCGGGCGGCGGGATTACAGCCTCGGTCTTTGTCTCCGCGACCGTTTGGCAAGCTGTGGTTGCCAGCATCAATATCGCTGTCGCAAGGTTGCGCATCATTACGCCCCAGGATGTGGTGGCAACTTGCGCAAACAATCGATCTGCTTAATGGGCACTTTACCGTAATGCTCGACCGCTAAGGCTTTTAAATCGTCAAGATTTTCGTGAACGTGCTCGTAGCAATTGTTGGCATCAGAAAACTCAAGTGGCTTTCCATGCAAATGCGTCACCGTCAGCGCGTCGTTTTCAGCATCTAGGGGCATAAACATAAAAATAACGATAATCCACATTGTTTACGGCTTATTCGGCCAAGATGCATTAGACGGGTCAGAGGTGTTCGCGGGGAGGTCGCGAAGCTGTGCGCGATACGATTTTTGAGCGTCGCTCATCGTCAAATCAGACGATGCCCACCAATCTGTCTCGGCAAGCAGTTCATCCCGACGCGCTCTCAACGCTACCCAAGCGCGTGCTGTAGCGCCGTCATTGTATGTCTGCTCAGCGGCTTCAAGAGCGGCAAGCGCATTACCTGTGATCTCGACGTTTGTCTGACCATTAGGCGTTCCGACTGCTTTAAATCGTGCCATTATCTGCTCCTAACTGTTCTCGATGCCATAAACGCGGACGGTGCCTGAGGTGATATTTCCCGATTCATTTTTTATTTGAAAAGCATCGTCGTCGGTTGCGCTGCCGACGTATCCACCGCCCACTAAAGACGCTGCCGTGTTTGATCCGTCGCCCATTTTCATAAATGACGCAAAATTAACATGAGTTCTGACCG